TCAGTTAGGGTTTAGGTCAGAGCGATCTCAGAACACACCAAGCCAGCGCTCGATGCCGATGGACTTGGCGCGCTCGATCAAGAGGTTGATGCCTGCGGGGGTGGCGTTGTTGGCTTTGTTGGCGATAGTCCAAAGCCCTTGGCAGTAGGCCTCAAGATCGCGCCAACCGGTCACACGCTCCACGCGCTCGGTGGCGAGCTTCTGATCAGTCTCGTTCTCCCAGGTGTGCTCAGTGACCTCACCGGTCTCCTCATCGACCTCACCAACAAGCGTGGCTGCGAGGAGCCCTTGCGCGATCTGCATGGGTGATGGGATCTGATCAGCAGGCTGATTGCGGAACGCTGGAGGGAGTGCAGAGTCTTGCTGAGGCTGAGGCTGAGGAGAGCGTGAGGCTTGAGCCTGCTGAGCCTGCTGAGCCTGCTGAGCCTGCTGAGCCTCTTGAGCCTTGCGGCGGTCTGCGGCCTCCTGCCAAGCGTTGCGAGGAGGCTGAGACTGAGGGGCGCGTTGGTGGCGAGGAGCTGAGCTGATCTGCTCACCGAGAGAGTCAGCGCTGATCTGTGCGCGCTCGTCATCGCTGATGTCGCTCATGTTGTCTGCGAGCTCATCGGGTGAGTAGATGCCAGACACCGCGTCAGGGTAGACAGCGCGGAGCATCAGAGTGAGGGCGCGAGCACGGAGCATCTGCATGGGCATCTGCTGCCAGTTGCGGTTGCGGGTCAAGCCCTGCGCCTTAGCCATATCCATCGTATAGGTGAAGGTGTGCACGATCTGCTCGGGCTCATCGTGGCGAGCGCACTGATAGGTGCAGTGGTCGTTGTCCCATGAGGTGATGACCATGAAGCGACAGGCACCGGAGCGGCGCACGATGCCGGCCATCGCGTCAGCGTTGAGGCTGGGCTTGCCCTTGAGGGTGAATGCGTTGTTCTGCGTGATCGCCATGTCGCCATTAAAGTGAGCACCAAAGGCGGCATGGATGCGAAGGCAGTCACGAGGGTTGTCAGAGATGAGAGAGGCGATCTCTTTGGCTTGATCGAGGTTCTTAGGGGTATAGATGCTCATGATGTGATCCTTGTCTGTGGTGTGGTCTTAGGCGTTAACGGTGGTGTTGTTGGCGATGATGGCGCGGGTGAAGAAGGTCTGACGAGTCTGATCATCAAGGTCTGCGATGCTGAGCCAGTAGCGGATCATTGAGGCCCAATCACCGCTGGGGATGTGGATGACGACACCGGCCTCGCTCATGTGCTGAGTGATCTCATGCTTGAGGCCGAGGTCGTTCATGTGGCGGCGCTGCAGAGGGTGGATGCTGTGGTAGATGCGGAGGTGGTAGTGCAGGTGAAGAGCCTCCTCAGAGGTGTAGGCGCGAGTGAGCCAAGTGCGCTTGACCTCAGCGACAGGCTTGGCGGCGCGCTTGTTGAGGAGCTCCAAGATGTAGAAGATGATGATGAGGGGGAGGGTGACGAGAGAAGCCCAGATGAGAAGATCCATGTGTGTTGTCCTTGGTGTGGTGTGGTGGTGTGTGGTGGCTTAAAGGTTGGTGAAGAAGTCGAGGGGGGTGTAAGTCTTGAGACCTGTGAGTCGGTTGGCGGCGCGAGCCAGCTGAGTCGCTGTTTTGATTGAGGGGTCTCGACCCTTGAAGATGCGGCTGAGTGTTGCAGGTGTGATGCCTGCCTCCTCTGCCAAGTGGATGAAGCGATAGCGGTTCTTGCCGAGGTCGCGCTTGAGGCGATCTCTGAGAGTCATGTGTGACCTCCTTGGTTGGTGGTGATGCAGTCTTGATAGCTCACCTGATCTACAGCGTCAAATATTTTTTTCAACAAGACGATAAAAAACATCAAGAGGAGCTTTAAAGACAGCTTGACGCCTAGCGCGCTCATGTGTAGGTTCAACCCCACCACCACAACTGAGGAGACCTCATGAAAGAGATGGATTGGAGAGCCGCCGCTCTCCGAGATACTAACCTCACCGCAGGCGATAAGGTCGTGATGATGGCCTTGCTCATGCGCGCTGATTGGCAGACATGGCAAGGGGTCGCGTCAGTCAATGATCTCGCAGAGCTCACAGCCATGAGTGACCGAGGTGTGAAGAACAGCCTCAAGCGCTTAACTGAGCAAGGTTGGATCAATCGAACAGCCCAGAGGCGCGACAACGGACTTCACCACAAGGCAGCTTTTATTTTGAAAAGAACTAAGCTTGAGGGGGGTAGTGAACAAAGTTCCCAACATGGTGAACAAAGTTCCCAACGGGTAGTGAATAAAGTTCCTAACGGTAGTGAACAAAGTTCCCAACGGGTAGTGAACAAAGTTCCTAGGGGTGGGGAATTTTGTGCACCCAATATCAACTCTTATCAACTTAATGATCAACAGACTAATCAACCTCCTTATCAACCCGCCGAGTCCCAGGCTGAGCCTAACCCCACGCGCGAGGCCGCGCTCGAAGCTGAGAGGCGCGAGGCGCTCCAAGCTGGCTGTAGGCTCATCGCTCCGAATGAGGACATGGGCAGTTTGTTTTTTTATCGACAAAAGATTGATGAGGTGGCTCGCTTCAAGGGTCGGTCTGACATCAGGCTCGCCCTCGCTGAGCATGACGCCATCCTCGCGCAGCAAGCTCATAAGCTACGCATAGCGCCAGCTTCTATCGTGACCTATGTCGAGCATCTCGCCAACACCCAAAGAGCGCCTCAGAGCCTCATAAGACGTTAAATGGAGACACAGACGATGAACACCCTAACCACCAACCTCATCAACCTCGATCAAGTCGAGATCATCGAGAGCCCAGAGAGGGAGCTAGCGCCAAGCTACGCCGGCATCAATGCTGAGAACTTCCCCACCTCAGAGTGGCGCAGCGTCAACGGCTTCCTCGCCTCCTCACCCTTGCCTCACTGCGGGCGCTGTCAAGATGGTTGGATCATCACGCCACGCAAAGAGCCGGGGCTCGCGCCCACCTCAAAGCTCTGCCCTCACTGTGAAGCTCCTCGCCGCGCCCTCAAGCGTATCGAGGCGGCGCACCTGCCCTATGTCGCTCACCGTCACACGCTCGCCTCGTATGAGTGGGACAGCCCAGCTCAGCGTGAGGCGGTGGGCGAGCTCCTCGACTACATCCACACACCCAAGAACACAGACCTCCCTCAGCTGCCTTGCGTCCTGATGTATGGGCGCCCAGGCAACGGCAAGAGCTCTATGCTGCACATCCTCGCCAAGCATGCCTGTTTCTCTCGCAAGCGCGCTTTGTTCCTCACTCATGAGGGCCTTTTCGCCGACATTAAGGCGTCATGGGGGCGCGCTGATCGACCCAACCCTGTTGACCCTGCGACTCATATCCTCAACAACATCGACCTGCTCTAGCGCCGGTGAGCTCGCGGTGGCGATAACCTCCAACCTCACGCCTAAGGTGATCCTTGAGAACCTCTTAGAGAACAACAGCGCCATGAGGTCGCGCATGAGATCAATGTTTGGGCGCCCTGTGAAGATGGTCGGGCATGACCGCAGACCTCAAGTCAATGATGGTTGGAGCTGATCATGACCATCAACGCTCAACAACGAGCAAGCGCTGCGCTTGGCTTTCGGCACATCGCCTCTCTGCTCGCAGAGAAGGCTGAGAAAACGCCCCACAAACGCGCTTTGCTCACTCAACACGCCCTCTCTATGACGCAGATCGCTGACACGCTGGCGCAAGGCGACACACCGCCTCCCGCTGTGTTCCGCTTGTGGCAGATGATGCTGTGTTCAGCGCTCGCCCTCCTCGATGTGCGAGGCGAGCTATGAAAGAGCGCGTCATCGACCTCGCTGTTCCTCTCAAGCGGGAGGGCAGGAGCTACACCGCCATAGCTCGCTCACTCAGTGACCAGCTCAACACACGCATCCCCGTGAGTACGCTTCAGCGGTGGCTCGCCCCTCACTTCCCTCCGCGTAGTAGGCGCAAGCCTCACCCTCCTGCGCCAAAGACCACCGAGGACATCAAGCGCATGATCGAGAACGGCTCACTGGGTGGCTCGCCTACGTCACGTCGAGATGTGATTGACGCCTTGGGCGAAGGTCACTCGATCAGCCGAGTCGCCCTCCTCACTGGTGCCAGCTATGTGAATGTGCGCGCCACCGCTCGACTGTTGGGCTTGGCACAGCCTCGCAAGTACGATCCATGCACGATGCAAAGCCGCTCGGTGGACTGGCGCGATGACGTGGACATGAACCGACTCATCATGCTTTTCCACGAAGGGAACACGTGGCGCGCGATCCATAGCAGTGTGAAAAATCCCTTCATCAAGTCCGAGACGCTACGCGCATATTGTGTGCGTGACTACCCCGACACCTTTACACGGAGACACAAGTGACCGCAGACCTCAAGTCAATGATGGTTGGAGCTGACATGAGCACCTATGCAGACCGCAAGGCGGCGTGGGCCGCTCACAACCTCCATCGCCATCAAGCCTCCATCTGGGCAGCTGAGCGCGCTAGAGTATTCCGTGAGGAGGAGATCGAGCGACTAGCGCAGGAGCAGGTTGAGGAGGATCGCATCAGAGCAGAGGAGAGGCTCAACAACCCTGCTCAAAGGGACTACCTCAAAGAGCGCGCTCGCAAACTCTACAAGCAGGGCTACACCATGAAGCAGATCGCTGAGAAGCTGAGCGTGTCTTATCAGCGCGCTCGCTCTTGGGTGGTTGACCTCAGCCGAGGCAACCGAGGTAGAGCCTATCTCTCACCTGAGGTGATAGAGGCTAAGCGCCTACGCGACCAAGGGCTCACCTACAGAGAGATTGGTGAGATCATGGGCTGTAATCTTGAGACCGCTCGGTCTAGGTATCTGAGACACCCAGACGTAAAGCCATAAATCTCTCAAGATAATCAGCTCCCTGTGAGTCATACGAGTGCCCACCGATGATCACGCGCTCAATGCCAGCGTGATGAATGAGGCGAGCACAGCCTAGACACGGCGGTGTCGTCACAACCAACGTACACCCCGCCACACTCACGCCTTTATGCAGCGCATTCATGAGGGCGTTCTGCTCAGCGTGGTGGCAACCCACCTCAGTCTGTTGTCCCGATGGGATGGCGCGCGCTGTCCTATCGCAGACCTCCCCACCACACAGGTCACCACAGGCGCCACGCGGCGGGCCGTTGAAGCCTGCGCTGATGGGGTTGTTCCTCGCATCAACGATGAACGCGCCAACCTGCCCTCGAGGGCAAGGGCTCATCTCTGCGATCAGCTCAGCGTGGCGCATCCAATGCTTCATCCGCGCCTTCATGACAACACCAAGCGCATAATCATCAGTAAGATCATAAACCTTACAAAGTCGGTGAGGTCATGATCGATCAAGGCAAGTCTCCAAGATGAAAGGCAGACCCTCCACGCTCTCAACAAGCTCGCTCACGGCCTGGGCATACTCTCTGATCTCCTGCTGAGCGTGACCATCAAGGCGCTGATGAAGGAAGTGAATGAGGGCGTGAAGCGAGCACGTCCAATAACACTCGCTCATCGTAGCCACCGGGAGGAGGGCGCGCGCCTGCTCCTTGCAGACGCCCATCTGAAGCAACCGCTGATAGGCAGCGACAGCGGCGTTGATCGCCTCCACATAAACGAAGTGAGCATCAATCTGACCGCTCTGTTCAAGAGCTCCTCCGCTCCCCTGCTTCACGCTCGCGCTCTGCTCACGCCAGACCCGAGGACTCCAAAAGCTCTCATCAAGCTCGACATATCGACCGCTGATCTCATTCCATGCACAGCCAACTTGGTGCTTCATCCATTGACGCAGCACAAAGATGGGCGCCTTGATGCGAAACTGGAAGGTCACATGACGAAAGGGCGAGGTGTGACCATGAGTCCAAAGATACTTGATCAGCTTCTTGTCTCGCTCATCAAAGCTCTCTGACTGCTTACCCATGCTGACCCTCGCCGCATTGACCACGCTCAGCGCTGAGCCCATCACATCAACAAGCGCAACACTGCCCTCGCCTACTTTTATTTCATTGTTCATCATCAGTTGGCTTCCTCGCGTGTTAAACACGCAGGGTTAAGGTGAGGAGAGGGAGGCGTTGTTCGCTGCGCGCCTCCCTCTCGCCATCGTTTAACACCTCAGACGGAGAAGCTCACATGAATAAAATCTTATTAGTTGGCATCATCGGACGCGACCCAGAGGCGCGTGGCGCTAACAGGGACATCGTGACAAGTTCGCTCGCTGTAGACTCTTACGGCAAAACAAGTGGGAGAAGGATGGCGTGAAGCGCCAAGACGTTGACATCATCGTTGACAACTGGCGCTTTGTTGGGCCTAATGTGCAGACCGAAAGCACATCTATTGGAGGCCCCGCAACATGGAACCCGACCGACAAGAGATGGCCTTAGGATCAGAGTGGCTCATCATCTCCACGGATGAGGAGCTGGATGCTCTGATTGACGACTTGATGGAGAACATTGACGATGAGCACGATGATGACGAGTCTCTTGATGAGACATGGGATGCAGAGGAAGAAGGACAGGGCTGAGCTCTTTGGCGAGCTCGTGATGCGTGAGCAGGTTAAGTGGCGCAGCTACGCCATTAGGTTCGGTGCGCTAGAGTCTGATGCAGATGATGTGATCTCTGACTCGCTCGCCTATCTCCTCTCTAGGCCTGAGCTGGATTGGACTGAGAGCCTCATGTGTTTGGCGATCAAGTGCCGCGCCAAAAACTCCACGCGCGCTCGATCAAACAAGCGCATCGGCTTGATCGAGGACTTAATGCCCTCTCACCAGCGCTTCATCTTAAGGGATGAGGAGATGCTGGTGGATGAGCTCATGGAGTATGAGGAGTTATACGCCCAAGCTGTCGAGGATGTCAGGCAGTCTAAAGGGTCTCGATACGCAGAGTTTTTGATTAGGGTGTGCTCCGACCCTCAGACATCAATTGTTAAGAAGGGGGTAGAGATGGGAATGTTGGAAAACACTGCCTCAGGCGTGATGTGGCGCATCAAGCGCTACCTGAAGGAGAAGGAGGCAGACTATGCCAAAGCCTAAGAAGCCCAAGAGTGACCTCAAAGGCCTTGCTTCACGTGAAGCAGGAGATGTTGGCGCAGCTGGCACAAGCGCGCGCGTGACCACAGGCCCCAAAGCACCACGCAACGCTGAGAAACTGGAGGAGGTCTGCCATCTCCTCGCCAAAGGTCACAGCGTTGAAGCGGCGTGTGTTGGCGCCAACCTTAGCAGGCGCTCCTTCTATCGTTGGCTCGATAAAGACGAGGAGCTGCGCGACCGCATCGATGACGCCAAGATCGCAGGCGAGGGCGCGATGATTGCCGAGATGCGCTCCCTGATCGAGATGAAGCAGGATTGGAAGGGGCTCGCCTGGCTCCTCGAGCGCAGGTGGCCCGAGCGCTACAGCGCCAAGCGTGAGATTGAGGTGAGCACCAAGAAGGCTGATGGGACTGCTGAGGTGCTCGCCATGCTCGAACAGACTAACGAGATGCTGAGAGAGCCCGATGAGTCTGATGATCAGTAAGGTCTATATGCCCTCTGATCGCCTCCTGAATGGGATGCAGTTTTTAGCGCCTCTGCGCGGGGAGCTCCCTGAGCTATACACTGCGGTGATCTATGGTGGGCGCCGCTTGGCTGTGCGCGCGCCAGAGTGGGAGGATGAACCCATCCTGATAAGGTGGGGTGAGTCTGGCCACCACAGCCAAGGTGCTCGACAACACAAACCGAGCAAGGTGATATATGACACAAGACCTCCTCAAGATCAAGCATCCATCTCTACCTCCACGATGGAGCAAAGAGCAGATGGAGGCGGGCGCGGTGCGAATACATCAGCGCTTTCAGGGCATGCTCCTCTCAGTGATCGAGAGCGCAGATTGGGCCAACTATCGCATCAGCGCTGACCCCATCGAGGCGGGGCGCCCTGCCTGGCCCGACCCGGCCAAGTATTGTGATCTCGTCTTGGCGCGGCGCTCAGGTCATGTTGAGGTCGCGCTTGAGATCAAAACTCGTCACGCAGGTGTCAGCGAGAACCCCACAGACGTGATGCACAAGGTGCTCGATCAGATGGGCACAGCCCTCCTCGATCTACAGCGCGCAGCTTATGAGGCCGAGGCGCTGTGGTGTGTGGCGGTGGGCATCTATCGCGTCAGCTTCCAGGCGATGGCGATCAGCTACGCGGCTGAGTGGTCTGATGTGGTTTTGGTGTGGGGGCGCGACATCGGGCGAGACTCACCGATGGGCTCCATGAGGTGGGGGAGCCTCGACAGCCTGGACTCCTCCATGTGCTCCTACACTGAGCCGCGCAAGTTCTTTGAGGTGTGCTCACTGCCTCGCAAGCCTGCGCCTGTGGTCGAGATCAAGCCAACCAAGCCACGCTCAATGATCGATGATCTCGTTGAGCTCTCCTCATGGGTGGAGCTGCTGCCCTCGATGCAGGCGGCGATCAAGATGTTGGCTGAGTGGCCTGCTGGCGCTCGCCTCCCTCTGAGGACTCTCGCGCGCAACTACACGACCGATGATGTCAGTGAGTATGCGATACAGCACCAAGTGGTTAACCTCATTGATGCAGGGGTGGTGAGAGGCTACCGAAAAGGAAAGAAGTCTCACGCGCTCTCCCTCGACCTCGACCGCCTAAGAGACTATCTAGGGGAGGCATAATGAGTGATGAGGAGCGCCCATTTATTCTCAACGACCTACAGCGTGAGGTCATTACAGGTATAAGGCGCAAAGACCATGTGATCGCCGCGCGCTGTGGGTGGGGTTCGGGCAAGACCTCCTCACTGATCTTCGCCCTGTGGTTCATCGCCAAGACGCGCCCTGGCACCACCTCTCTGCTCGTGACCGACACCACGCCGCGCTATAACTCGGTGCTCATGCCTGAGATCGAGAAGTGGTTGGCGCCGCGTGGGTGGACCTATAACCACACGCTTCACAAGTGGACTGACACGCACACAGGCTCGGCGGTGCTCTGTCGCTCCTACTATCGCCCGGGAACGCGAGACGCGAGCCACAATCCGCTTGAGGGCATCAACGTCACCTCGGGCGTGGCGCTCGTTGACGAGTGTCAGACCCTCGGCCCCGAGGTGGCTCACAAGGCGCTTGGGCGCTTACGCTCTGGCCCTAACCCTACACTCATCTTGGTGGGGCTCCCTGTCGCTGATGCGTGGTGGGTGCAGATGGCTGAAGATGCAGGGTGCAGGCCTCTCATGTTCACCTCATACGTTAACGAGGGCAACTTGAGTGAGGCGTGGTTTGAAGCCACCAAGCTCCTCCCAGATGACGAGCGTGAGGCGATGGTGCTCAACAAGCCCAAGCCTCCAAGCGGTCTAGTCTATCAAGAGTTCAGCGCAGAGCAACATGTGATCAAGGGCTTCTCCTATCGTGAAAGCATGACCGGGCGCATCGCTATTGACTGGGGCTTCCGTAAGCCCTCGGTGCTGATCATGGTCTACGATGAGGAGCGCGAGGCGACCATCGTGGCTCATGAGATCAACCCGCAAGAGGTCACCATCGCGCAGCTCTCTGAGTTAATCCTGCGTGTGGCATGGCCTCGCTCGCTCAAAGACCAAGCGCCGGGGCCGCGCATCTGGCTGCAACGCCTCAAGCGAGCTTTCAATCGTGGGCGCTACCTCATCACCGAGGAGGTGTGGAGGCGAGGCGAGCGCGCCACAGGCAACAGCCTCCGCAAGGCGCTGATGAGCTACGCTTGGGACACTAAGGAGCAACCTAAGAAGGATGGGCGCGAGGACCCGCTGGATGCTCTGCGCTACGACTGCATCTTTCACTATTGGGCAGACGAGGTGACGCGCAATAAGTATACTCCAAGAGCGAGACCTAACCGCAATAGGCGCGCAGGTATCTCGACCAGCACGAGGAGCTTCTAATGCCCGACCCATCAACAGCTATCCCGCCAAGCATCATCGAGAAGGCGCTCGACCCAAACAATCTAGTCGCAGTCGTCACCATCGCCATGCTTTACATGTTCTATCGCTTCACCTCGACACGCTTTGAGCTGGAGCGCGAGGAGCAGAAGGAGCTCGTTGAGCACATCGATCAGCTTGAGAAGCGCCTCGATAAAATAGAGGCGATGATCGAAATCTTGAAAGAGAAGTGATCGATGCTGTGTTATACAGATGCTGATTCAAATCTCTGAGCTTTGCGCCGCCTGCCTTAGCGGGGCGCTCTGCTCGGTTGGGAAGCCTCACATCTTCGGGTGTGGGGCTTTTTTTATGTGAAGCGAAACAACAGAGACAGACTACTGTGTTAAGTAGTTGGTCGGTCTTGATTAACACTTGATTTACATCGGTGCTCTGGAGGCGTCATGACCGACCAATCTCTCTCAATGTCTTTGATGGGGCATGCGTGGTGCAGCCGATGCAAGAGAATGATGCCAGCCATTGGTGAACATCGCTTTCTTGCATCGGCTTCATTTTGTGTCGAGCAGACAGAGCCTTTAGACCTGAGCGTGTTTGAGGCAAAGGGCGAGTGGCCAACACTTGACAAAGCCCAACCAAAGCAGGACACTGCTGATTGACGTGATGGAGTAGCTGACGATTGATGGAGGATTGATCCTTAATCATCGAGGGCTAAATGAGAAAGCTCGATTATCAATCAGAGCCAGGTGAGGCACCACGCCACATGCGCGCGCTTCACCCTCGCTTCTCGGTGCGAGGGATCAGCGGCACACAGTTGAGCGGTGGGGTGATCACAGGATATGAGCGCAACCCTCAGCTCACCGGGCTCAACTGGGTGACCGAGGCTGAGGACATGCTACGCACTGACCCTGTGGTCAGGCGCTCTTGGCATATGCTCAGGCAGACGCTCCTCAGCGCGACTTGGCGGTGGGAGAGCGCAGACGATACAGACCCTGTATGCAACGAGCTTGCCCGCTTCGCTAATGAAGCTTGGGGGCTTGATGGGTATGCAGGGCAGACCTCTCTCTCATGGGAGGAACAACTCAGCTACCTGCTTGAGTTTGTGCCCCTCGGTTATCGTTATGCTGAGGAGGTTTACAGGGTCGGTCCTGATGAGAACGGCAAGATCAAGGTTTGGCTCGATCAGTATGCCGACCGAGAGCCAAGCGCTCACATGAGGTGGTTGAGCCGAGATAATCAGCACCTTGACGGAGTGCTGCAGAACACTGTCGGCGTGGGTAAAGTGCCTGAGCCCATCCCTGCCAACAAGCTCCTGCTCCTCACCCTCAACCGCACAGGCTCCAACTTTGAGGGCTCGGGTATGCTGCGCCCCGTGTGGTGGTGGTGGCGCACCAAGCAACGCATCGCTAACCTCATGTGCGTAGGCACTGATCGATGGGCTATTCCTGCGCCCAAGGTCAAGGTGGATAGGTCTATTGCTGAGCAACAGGGCCTTACAGATGCCGACATCAACGCGATGATCGATGAGGCAGAGGCGCAAGCACAAGCCTTCCTCAGTGCTGAGCAGTCTTATCTCATTGATAATCCTGTGGTGAGTTTTGAGACATATAGCGCGGCGCCCAATCTATACGCGCAAGGCCCTCTCGATATAATCCGAGAGTGTGACAACCAGATCAGCCAAGCCTTCTTAGCTCAGTTCGCCAACCTCGGCATCACTGACACAGGCTCACGCTCGGTGGGTGAGGTGCACCTCAGCATGTTTAGGCGCGCCGCTATCAACCTCTGTGACATCGTGACGAGCGCGGTGAGCGGTGTTGACCGCCGAGGTGGTGGAACTATTGGGCGCTTGGTGCGGTGGAACTATGGCGCTGTTGATCCCTCCAAGCTCCCTCGCCTTACTCACACAGGCCTTGATACTGACGATCTCGCTGAGAGCTTGGCGATGTTGCCTGGGTTGGTTCAAGCAGGGCTCCTCACTCCTGATGATGAGCTGGAGCGCGCTATCCGTGAGCGCCTCGGTGCGGGTGATCTTCCCGAGGAGGCTCAGCGCGCAGCAGGTGAGAGGCAGGTGCAAGAGCCTGTGGGCGTGGCTTCGCTCGCTGAGGCTCTTGTGAGGAGGAGGCGCAAGTATGGCAAAGACTAAAGCTCAGACTCCTGCACCCAAGAAAGATCAGATCAAGGGTAGCGCCAAGAACCCTCAAGGCTCTGCATCAGGATCGCGCGGTGGTATCGAGATCAGCAAGAGCGTTGAGACTGCTCTGCGCAACATGGTTGATGAGCACAACAAGCGCTATAACGCCAAGTCTAAGCAGGTTGACCTCGGCATGGTTAAGGCTGTGTTTAGGCGTGGCGCTGGCGCGTTCTCAACAAGCCACAGACCGGGCATGTCTCGTAATGGTTGGGCTTATGCTCGCGTTCGCGCCTTCCTCAAACTCGTTGGGAAGAACGAGCGCAAGAAGGCTTACAACACTGACCTTGACCTGCTCCCTAAAGGGCATCCACAGCGCACTGAGGCAACCTCAAACGCTGAGCTGTTGGTTGCCAAGAAGTATGCTCACATTGACTTCAAGCCTCCTCAGGGAGCTCGTGAGGCAGCTGAGCGAGCATTGAAGCGGCGCGCTGACAAGCCACCATCTCAGCGAGGCATGACCGCTGTCGGCATCGCTCGCGCTCGTGACCTCATCGCAGGCAAGCGCTTATCTCCCGATACAGTCAAGCGCATGCTCGCTTACTTCACCCGCCATGAAGTCGATAAGCAGGGATCAACCTGGGACGACTATGGCAAGGGCCGTCAAGCATGGGATGGCTGGGGTGGAGAT